AGAAAGAGTCGTCATTTGGCCACTTGGTATAAAGGAAAAGGACATCAACGATATGGTTCTCGCTGGACTTGATGTTCAGTCTGTGATAGAATCAAATACATATTCTGGTTTAGAAGCAAAACTTAAATTTACCACCTGGAAGAAAATATGAGCAACGGCACCAAAGTTAAAAAGCGTGATGGGAGAATTGAGTCTCTTGACCTGGAGAAGATGCATTTGATGGTTGAAGAGGCATGTAAGGGTCTTGCAGGCGTCTCTGCGAGTCAAGTTGAAATGACATCTGGTATTCAGTTTTACGATGGTATCACCACCGCAGAGATCCAAGAGATTCTAATTCGTTCTGCTTCTGACCTGATTGACCTCGATCATCCTAACTATCAATTTGTTGCAGCTCGTCTGCTTCTGTTTGCAGTTCGTAAACAACTCTATGGGAAGATGAAAGAACTTCCTACTTTGGAACAACATATTGTTGATTGTGTATGTGCTGAAGTTTATGATCATGACATCTATACAAAGTATTCCCAAGAAGAAATTACTCGTGCAGATTCTTTCATTGATCATGATCGAGATTATTTGTTTACTTACGCTGGACTTCGCCAGGTTGTTGATAAGTATCTGGTTCAGGATCGTAGTTCAGGTGGAGTATATGAGACTCCGCAGTTCATGTACATGATGATTGCTTTAACAATCTTTGCTGAATATCCAAAAAATACAAGAATGTCATACGTTAAGAGGTATTATGACGCAATCAGCAAACACAAAATCAACATCCCTACCCCCATTATGGCAGGCGTTAGGACGCCACTTAGACAATTCGCTAGCTGTGTTCTTGTTGATGTTGATGACACCCTCGATAGTATCTTTAGCAGCGATATGGCTATTGGCAGATACGTTGCACAGAGGGCGGGGATCGGCATCAACGCTGGTCGAATCCGTGGCATCAACAGTAAAATCAGAGGGGGAGAAGTATCACACACAGGTGTTGTACCGTTTCTCAAGAAGTTTGAGGCAACTGTCAGATGCTGTACACAGAATGGCATCAGAGGTGGAAGCGCAACAGTCCACTTCCCGATCTGGCACCAAGAAATAGAAGACATTCTTGTCCTTAAAAATAACAAGGGTACGGAAGACAATCGTGTCCGTAAACTTGACTACTCGATTCAAATTAGTAAGTTATTCTATGAGCGGTTTATTCAAGACGCAGAAATTACGCTTTTCTCCCCCCATAACGTACCTGGACTTTATTCTAGCTTTGGACTCCCTCAGTTTGATGATCTCTATGTACAATATGAAAACGATTCGTCCATTCCAAAAAAGACTGTTAAGGCACAAGAACTCATTCTTGATCTCCTCAAAGAACGTGCTGAAACGGGTCGTATCTATTTGATGAACCTTGACCATTGCAATTCTCATTCTTCCTTCAAGGATAAGATTGAGATGAGTAATCTGTGCCAAGAAATCACTCTGCCAACATATCCTATTGAGCATATCGATGACAAAAATGGCGAGATTGCATTGTGCATTTTGTCGGCAATCAATGTGGGTAAGGTAAAGTCTGATGATGAACTGGAAGAGTTATGTGATCTTTCTGTTCGCTCTCTGGATGAATTGATCGATTATCAGAACTATCCAGTAGTGTCCGCAGAATTAGCCACAAAGGCACGGAGATCGCTTGGAATCGGTTTTATCGGTCTCGCACACTATCTTGCCAAGTTGGGATTTAAATACGAGTCTCCAGAGTCGTGGGAGGCAGTTCATGGTCTTTCAGAATCCTTCCAATACTTCCTTCTGAAGTCCTCAAATCAACTCGCCAAGGAGAAAGGCTATTGCGAAAACTTTGGTCGCACCAAGTATGCAGATGGAATACTCCCCATTGACACTTACAAAAAAGAAGTAGACGAAATCGTTGCCCCTAAGTATCAACATGATTGGGAAGGTCTTAGAGCATCAGTCCTGGAACATGGACTCCGACACAGCACTCTGTCCGCACAGATGCCATCGGAGAGCAGTTCCGTTGTGTCAAACGCAACTAACGGAATCGAACCTCCCCGTGGATACATGTCCATTAAGAAATCGAAGAAAGGGCCCCTTAAGCAGATTGTTCCGCAGTATGCTACACTGAAGAACAACTATACACTTTTGTGGGACATGAAGAGTAACGAAGGTTACATCAAGATTGTTGCTATGATGCAGAAGTTTTTTGATCAGGCTATTTCTGGTAACTGGAGTTACAATCCAGAGAACTATCCTGACAATGAAGTTCCAGTGTCGGTCATGGCAAATGACTTTTTGACTACATACAAGTACGGGTGGAAAACTTCTTATTACCAAAACACTTATGACATCAAAACTGATGAGGTAATCGAAGACAAGAAATCCAATCTTGAAAATCTAATTAATGAGTTAAGTACCGTTGAAGAAGGAGAGTGTGAGTCCTGTGCAGTTTAAAGTTACTTCTAACCAAGAGAAACAAATGAAAGTCAAAGGAATGACAGTATTCAATACTGATCACTTTGATTCGAAAAAACAATCAATGTTCTTTGGAAAACCACTTGGTATTCAAAGATATGATTCATACAAATATCCAGTATTCGATAAACTTACAACTCAACAATTAGGATACTTCTGGAGACCTGAGGAGGTTTCTCTTCAGAAAGATCGTGCAGACTACCAAACACTTCGTCCAGAACAAAAGCATATCTATACTTCAAATCTGAAGTATCAAATCATGCTTGATTCCGTTCAGGGTCGTGGTCCTGGTATGGCATTCATTCCTTACTGCTCGCTTCCAGAACTGGAGGCTTGTATGGAAGTGTGGGGATTTATGGAGATGATCCATAGTCGTTCCTATACCTACATCATTAAAAATATCTACCCAGACCCATCTGAAGTATTTGATACAATCATTAAGGATGAACGTATTCTTGAACGATCAGCGAGCGTCACAGAATCATATGATGATTTCATAAACGCAGCCCAAAATTATGGTGTATCCAACACCTGGATGCATAACATTGAAGGAGTTCCATACGCCAAGGAAACGCTCAACGATGTTAAACGAAAACTGTACAGAGCAGTCGCAAACGTTAACATTCTTGAAGGTATTCGGTTCTACGTTAGTTTTGCTTGTAGTTTCGCCTTTGGTGAACTTAAGCTTATGGAAGGATCAGCTAAAATCATCTCTCTTATCGCAAGAGACGAAAACCAACATCTAGCAATCACCCAGAACATTATGAATAAGTGGCGTGATGGTGATGATCCCGAGATGAAACAAATTGCAAAAGAAGAGGAAGAATGGGTTTATGCAATGTTTGACCGTGCTGTAAATGAAGAAAAAAGATGGGCAGATTATCTGTTCAAAGATGGCAGCATGATTGGTTTAAACGACAAACTTCTTCAGCAATATGTAGAGTGGATTGCAAATCGTAGACTCAAAGCAATAGGTTTAAAACCACGATATGATATTTCTGCAAACAATAATCCACTTCCTTGGACTCAGCACTGGATTTCTTCTAAAGGACTTCAGGTAGCTCCCCAGGAAACGGAAGTCGAATCATATGTGGTTGGTGGCATCAAACAAGATATGAAGAAAGATGCCTTCAGTGGTTTCAAATTGTAATAAAATAATCTATAAGCATACATAGAGGAGCATTAGTCTCCTCTTTTTTTATGCCTAAGAATCAAATTTCTAAAGAAGAAATAAAAACTCGTGTGTTAAAATTAAAAAATCAACTTCATGTTGATCACATAAGACACGACATGGACATGAAGGGTTTAGCGCATAAATATCTCGACGAAGTTATTAATATTATTGATGAGTATCGTTATTGATAAAAGAATTATTCCTTTAACTAGTCTTCCTAGATCTGGATCTACCTTATTGATGAGTATTTTGAATCAAAATACTTCTTTTACTGCCTTTCCAGATTCGGATCTCCCTGTTTTGTTAGTTTCAATCAAAGCTTGGTCTTCCGAAAAAATAAAAAATTCCCAGTTACCACATAAAGTTTTTCAGGAATCGATTATAAATTTTTGTAGATCAGGAGCAGAGGCCTGGTTAAATAATAATTGCCCAACAAATTTTTCAATCGATAAAAATAGAGCTTGGATACATCAACATCAATTCATGTTTCAAGTTTTTCCGAATATAAAAATGATTTTAAATATTCGAGATCTGAGATTTGTCATTAATTCAATGTTGAAAGCACAATCTAATACTTTTAATATTAATTTTCAAAATTATTATCAAAATTTGAATGAAGATTTTATGATTCAAAGAATAAAGGATTGTTTAAATGTTAAATGTTTAAAACAATCTCTAGTTGCATTAAAAGAATTGATTGATATTGGACCAAGTTATAGGGAACAAATTCTAATTTTTAGAAATGAAGAGTTGATTTTAAATCCTCAAAATTCGATGAATAGAATTTATGATTTTTTTGAACTTCCAAGATATGAACATGATTTCAATCATATTGAAAAGGTAGAGCCTCATTATGACAACATGTATATGCCTTATGGCAATCATCAAATACGTTCAAAATTAGAAACTAAATTACCAGAAACTCTAACTCATGTTCCAAAAAGATATGCTGATTGGATTGTTGAAGAATATAAATGGTTTTATGAATTCTTTTATCCTGAAGTTCTCCGACAATGAGTTGCAATTATGAAAATCCCTGGTATTTTGAGGGAACCCCTTTTTTATCTGAGAGTATTAACGATAACTTCGGTTTTGTCTATCTCATTACAAATTTACAAAACAATAGAAAATACAT